TTGAATTTGTTGTTGCGACATTCCTTGAGGGACTTTTATAAATTTTTTCACTCCATTGACAATATAATAATATTTGCCTTTAGAGTTTATGTATAATCTACGGGGTCTCGCCATTTATATTATATAAAAAAATAAATATCATTATATTAATAAAATGACTAAATTAACAAAATTTATACCTCTTACTTTTACTGCTAGTCCTAGAACTAGTGCTAGTATAAGTATTCCATTTAGAGTTAAAACCATTCATATTAAATCCGCTGCTTACAATGCTGGAGCAGTTGGAACAAATAATTATATTTCTATTTTCAGTGATTTAGTAGTTAATAATCCAATTGCTATTCTAAATCAAGATATTACTTATTCAAGTGCTACAGTTCAAGATATAGAGCATCAGTTTTGGAATCCTATTGATATATCTGGTAATTTTAACTTTTGGTTTACAAATATGGATGGTTCTGTTGGAGAAACAAGTGATAATGGTGCTGGTACTGATAAAGTCGGATTTATAATTGAATTCAATAGCGCCGACGAAATAATTTAAAAAAAAAAATTTAAATTTATTAAAAAATTTAAAAAAAAATTATCCTTGCGATAATAAATATGTCCGAAAAAATTTCCGAAGAACTCATATATTCTCCTACTGTTAATAATCACAGCACTGTGATTTATCGTAATATTTCTCCTCAAGGATCCTCAAGTGTAACTTTAGGTTCATCTCTGTCAGGTCCTGTTGAATTCGTAATTAGTCCCAGTTGTTGGAATCCATCTAAGAGTAGACTTAATTTTCAAATTAACTTAACTGCATCTGGAACTACTAATCCCTATCATTATATTAATGCTAATACTTCTTGTGCTATTGGTAGAATCACTGTATATGATAGTGCAACTAATAGTTTACTTATGGACTGTAGTAATTTTGAAAAATATGCTCAACTTATAATTCCAACTGCTACTGATAATGAGGATTTTTTGACTAAAGCTTTTGATTTAGCAATTCCCGCTACAACATCAATTACAAGTACTCCTTACCCTGTTGAAGATTTAGGTCGTGTTAATTCTACTACTAATCTTAATAGTAATGGAGAAAGTATGGCTGTTTATAATCCTTATACTGGTAAGAGAGAATGGTATATCTGTGGTGCAAATACTGCAAATTTTTTAGATGTTTCTATTCCATTTAGTGCATTTAAATTTTCTTTTCTATCTACGAACTCTGTCCTATATTCCCCGTCAAATTTGGTCGTCCAAATTTATTTTAATTCTGTAGACCAATTTGCTCTTTCAGGAACATCCGTAACTGATGTTTCTGTAACTGCTCCTGTATCTGCAGCTGGTTCTATTGCTAATATAAATTTATCACTTGCTAACGAGGGAAACCTAGCCGTAGTAAGTCAAGTAATCGATAAAGTTATGAAACAGGGTGTTACACTACCTTTAGCATACCCAACTTGTATTAGACAAAGTTTAAGTAAAAGCACTAGTCATTCATACCAAATCCAGTTGACAAAAGCTTATGGAAATAGAATTCTGTTTATTGCTAGTGCTCCTTTTACACCAAGTAGAGGTGGAACGTATCTTGATGATGTTATTATACCAAAAAATAATTATCATCCAAGGGGTGCTTTGACCCTGTATAATAGTTTTTTGAATGGTATTGCTATTTCATACCCTCCTGGGTACGACTGTACTAAAGGTCAGGACTATAGTCTCGCCAATAAAGAATTTATTCGTAGGTCTGTTATTCAAACATCTGGTGAATACATTTATGCAAACTGGTGTCATATCGATAGTTTTGTGGGAACTAAACCATTATGTGATGTTGACCAATCTATGATTGATGGACTTGATGTTGGTTCCCAAAACTCTGTATTCCAATTACAAGCAACTTTATATAATGCTGACAATGGTTTTAGTGGAGGAGTCTCTGCTACATGGGTCAACGTGATTGCGGGTCAAAAAACTATGACTTTGAGCGCCAATGGAGTTATGGTACAATAAGAATATATAGATTAATTTTTATTATATAATTATAATAAAAAATGGAAATACCAAAAGATTGTAATGATTATAATCTACCTGAAATGTATCTTAATGAACTTTATTTACTTTTAAAGAGAACTACTGATTTATGTCATGAACATAATATTCAATATTGGATCGATGGAGGTACTCTATTAGGTTGTGTTCGTGAGAAAGGTCAAATTCCTTATGACAATGATACAGATTTAGGAATGTTGCAAGATGATTATACCAAATTTAGAAATATATGTGAACCAATTTTAAAAAGAGAATTTAATTATTTTATTAAAGAATCAAATGTCGGATTTCTAAAAATTTTATCTGCTGTCTGTGGTTTACAACATACAGAGGATGAAAATAATATCGTCAGTCCTTGCCTTGATATTATTGTTTATCATAATTTTAATGGAATCATTGCTATTAAAGATAGATTGACTAGACATATGTATTCTAAATTTAGATTTCTTGAAAATAATTTATTCCCTCTTAAAAAAGATTATATATATTTTGATTTACTTTTATATGGTGCAGTAAATCCATTTCCTTATTTAGAAAGATGTTATGGTGATTGGAGTAAAAGAATTTATGAATTAAAAGAATATGAGCAATAATAAAATGTCTCAAGATAATTTCAAAGTTGATGGTTTCGGTGGAATTGATTGCTCTAATGTGTATATTGATAAATGTAAATTTGGTTTTGGAGTTTTTGCTCGTCGTGATTTTAAAAAAGATGAAATTATAGAATTTGGTTTAATGTATAGATTAAAGAATGTTGATGGTAATGAGAATCCTCATTTATTCACTTGGTCTGATGATAGAACTGTCTGGGCAGGAGCATCTGGTTGTATTCCTTGGTATAATCATAGTGATATTCCTAACATTAAAAAAGTTGGTGATTTAATTAATGATACTATGGTAATAGTTGCACTTAGAGATATTAAAAAAGGTGAGGAATTATGTAATACTTATTTTTCATCTAAATGGAGACAGTGTTTTAGAGATTTAGAGTAGATATATGGTCTATTGGATTTACCAATTCTGGAATTATATAATTTGTTTTAACTGGGTATATTGGTTGTAATTCTGATGTTCCTGAAAGTTCTGTCTGTTGTTCGGGTGTTGTTTTTGACTCTTCTGTTGGTGTTGCATCTTTTTTTACTGATTCAATTAATTTTCTCTGTGTTTGTTCTATTTGAAACAATCGCTGTTCATTAGTAATCATTAATTCATTCTTATGTAATTCATGCGTATCGTTCCTTTGATAGAATACTAGAGTAAATGCCCATGGAATTCCATTAAAATCGATTTCTTGACCAAATGAGTCTACTATATTAAAATTCCAACTATTTGGATTATTACTATTAAAAACTCTTGTATTTACATCTATATTAAATTGTTGATAAAATAAAACACTTTGTGGTGCAAATGAACCTACACTTAGTATTTCATCTAGAACTCCATCAGTTGAATCATTACATATATTACTTTTAATAAACATTCTTAGAACATATGCTAAATTAATTGCATTAACTGACACTAATACATTTGCTACAAATGGATATGCTGTTGATTGTTCGAATCCTAATTGACGAAATGGACTTATAGATGTCATTGTGATTGTTGGTTGAAATGCTCCATTATTACTAACTGTAAAAGTGAATTTAAATGTATCTGCAACGGTTGGACTTGGATTTGAAACTACATAAGTCCAGTTATTACCTAGAGTTGTAGAACCTGCTGTTAATAATGTTGATAGAACACTTGCTAAGTTTATTTTATTATATGAACCTACTGGTATTGTTATTGTTGTAGAAACTGCTTTTTCTGTCAGTGTGAATGTATTGTATCCTGACGGAACATTGTAATAAGACTTGGGAATTGATGCACATAATAAACACACTGCATTAAATTTATTTATTCCTATATCAACTGGTGCTGATACAAAATTTGAATTGGAACCACTTTGACGGTCTTTACTATTGAAACTCACGACTTGTGGGTGAGATGAACTACTATCATAAATTGACATGTTTTATTATATAAAAGTTTTCTTATATAATAACATTACATTTTTCTTTTTGGAATGCGACCTTGTTTTCGTAAATTTGATAATCTAATTGCGAGTTCTTGTTTAGTCGCTCTTTTCTTTGTCAAAGGCATTTTACTATAACATGTTTTTTGGTCTGTTTGTTCACATACTTTGAAACCTGATTTTACTTTTTTTATAATTAACGGCATCTTTATTCTATATTCAATTTTTTATTAAAGTTTTTTCTATACAATTGATCGCGCACATCTATATAGAGAAAATTCCATTTCTCATTTGGGTCTTTAAATACATAATCATATATATTATAAAAGTCATCTAATTCACATGTCAAGTCCATATGTTTATGAATATGCTCGAGTTTATCTCTTGAAAAACTTTTGAAACATAAACAAAACTCGCATTGTTTCCAACATTGTGGAGTCAAGTCCATGGGATATTGGAAACTTAAATATACTGATGCTTTAAAATGTCTTGATTTCTTTAAAAGAGATGCTACGGATGGATTCTTTAACTCATGCGAAATATCATCAAATACAAAAGTATGTTCTGGTGCAAGTTTCTTTGGTTTGTATTCTTTTTTCTTTTTTTCATCCTCCTCATTATCAAATTTTAATTTACATTGTGGTTTTACTTGTTCTTTACTTTCTTCCTCCTCCATTTCTGGATTAGATAAGTCATTCATTATAATATCTAAATTATTTGTCTTACCATCCATGATTGAATCAAATACATTTACACAGTTCCCTTTGTCCTCTAAAATTTTTATTAATGCTGTCCATGACGAATCAACTTTATGAGTAGGACAAAAGATCCAGAAAGTTGTTTTCTTATCTGACGTCTTTTGTAATATCTCTGCAAGAGTGCTTGTCTTTCCTGATTTACGTTTAGCACACAGAAATGTTACACCATAAACTGACGGAATAAGATTACCTCCTTTGATTCTTTTGGAGTCTATACCTGTAGTAGTGATTAATGGTTTGATTGACACATTATTAATTTTCTTTTCACTAATCATATTTATTATAAGAATAATTAACTTTTAAAAAAGTATTATCTTGTATACTCTCCAGTTGCTACAAGATACGTTTTTAATCCTTCTGTCGACATTGCTTTTTTCTTTCTAGTTGTCATTTGATACTCTTTATTCTTTATAGGTAGAGTTGTTAGAAAGTCGCGTATTTTTGTCGTAGTCTTATTTGGTCTATTCTGTATTAGAGTTGCTAGTGATGCTGTTCTTAGTTTTGGAGGATTTTTTAATTCTTGGAGAATAGGTTTAATTCTTACTTGTTTTTTTAATTGTTTATTTAAACCTGCAACGAATCCTGCGCGTAGACCCTTTCTAAAACAATCACCAGGATATTTATTACGTATTTCTCCTTGTTTTAGTTTCGGTTTATCAGTACACACGAATTTTATAGGCATTTTTATATTAATTAATATAAAAAAAATTAAATTACTTTGAATTTATAAAGTTAATGTGTTTTTGAGATTCTCTTTCATGACGTGCTTTATTAACTTTTAATAAAGTTGAACTACATTCACATGTATATTTCATTTTAAGATGTTCACTATTTTCTTCATAATATTTTTTTTTATATTCTTTAAGTTGTTCTCTATTTTCTTCACGATATTTTTTACCATATTCACTAAGTTCTTCTTTATTTTCTTCACGATATTTTTTACCATATTCTATGTAATATTCTTTATTTTCTTTATGATATTCTTCACGATATTTTTTAAGATGATTTATATTTTCTTCTCTCCATTCTTTTTCAGTTCTACCTGGAATATTTACATTAATACATTCAAAAGTTTCTATATAAAATCTTTCTAAAATTATACTTTCTTCTTCATCAAAAGTTGAATCAATTTTTTGTATATAATAATTATCTCTATCAATAATTTGTTTAGAACTAGTTGTATTATTTATTTTATGTTTCGATAATCTTTCTTCCAATGTTTGTGTAGTCTTTCCAAAATATACTTCCTTTGTCTCATTACAAACAATTTGATATATCTTATACTCTATTTCTTCCATTCTTTTTAAAAATTTATAATTTTACTTTTAAAAATCAATTTTAAAAC